AACACTAGGATCAAGTTCATGAACAACGAGGTCGGACAGACGCTTGGAGTAAGGCATATCTACGAAAGGCATATATTTAGTTCCTTTGAATTAACGATTTTGAAGGCGAGCTTTAATCAGCTCATCAGTGGTAGAAGTTTTTGGGGTAGCAGCTTCTTCAGTAGAAGCAGTTACACCAGCGTCACCAACCTCGGTGAACATTTCACTCTCTTGTACGGCTTTAGCACTAGCGGCCATAGCACCTACAACAGTTGCAAATGCAGCGTCATCCAAAGAAGCCATCGAAGAAACCAGACCTTCAACTTGGCCTTGGGCTACAACGGAAGCCAGCTTCTCTTTACGAGCAAGCTCTTTAGCTTCTTTCGCTTGAGTTTCCATTGCTTGAACTTTTTCAATAGCAGTAGAGAGTTCAACTTCTTTTGCAGCAAGTGCGGCTTTGGCTTCAGCAAACAGACCTTCCATAGAAGCAAATGCTTCCACTTTCTCAGCCAGTGCTGACAGTTCAGCGTCTTTTGATTGAAGCTGAGCTTGTAGATCAGCAAGTTGAGTCATGTCGGTATTTTCCTCATTTGTTTTCATATTAATAAGATTCTTGAGCGGATTGCCCATTTCATTTCCCTCTAGGTTATTCTGGGCAATAGAAGCCAGATAATCATAAAACTCATCAATAGACATGATTTTATCAATCAAACCTAACTGAAGAGATTCTGAAGCCATAAACACACGAGCATCTGTAGCCTTTACATCGCTTTGTGGAAGGTTACGATGCTGAGCTACATGGGAAGTAAACTCTTCATACAAAGTGTCTACTTGTTCTTGAAGACCCTCAAGAAACCCTTCTCGGAATGATCCGTTTTTATCGTATGGAATCTTTCCTTCATTTGAAACAATGAATGTGCGATCATAGCCCTCTTTCTCAAGAGCTTTGCTATTATTCATCAATTGAATCAAAACCCCAACACTACCCTGCATTGCGGAGGATGTACTTACTATCTCATCAGCAATCACAGTCAGTCCATAAGCAGCGCTAGCACTAATTCCGTCCACCATGGCGATAATTTTAATATCATTGTCGTCAGCTAATTTACGAATATAGTTGGCAGTGTCGATCATCGAATAGGCCATACCACCGCCCGAGTCCACAATCATGGCCACTGTTTTTGCTCCCTGATCTACAAAATACTCCATTTGCTCTTTCAGGGAGACGTAGGATGTTCCACCACACAAAGCTTCCCAACCCGTAGGTTTATAAGTTAAGCTTCCCTCAATGTGCAAAATTCCTGTTTTAGTATCCTCATTATAAGGGATGTACTTTTCACTGGAACCTGCTAAATCTAGAGAAGATTTTGGGGTTACATCAACATTACCGTCAATACGCTTATCAATATACTCCATTATACTATTGAAGCTATTTTGTTCTATAAGATGGGAGTATTGGTAAGAGTCCCCTTGAGACGAATTAGCGAGTGTCCCATTCAGGAATCTCCTTAAATTTATGAATCCAATCGGGGTCTTCGTGAGGAACCCAACCCATTTTGAATCTAGAAAATACTGCTATTAAGCTTCCCAAAGGCTCTTTGTAAGTTCTTTCACATGTACGGGCAAGGCCCATTCCGTGAATATAAAACTCATACCAGATATCGCATCTGGACCAAACAGAAGGAGAAGATTCCCACATTTTTAGGAATCTTGTTCTTTCTCGTTTACTTACAGATTCCTCTGTAAGCGGGCCTCTTGAAATACCTTTATTGGCAAGACTCATCTTAAGCCTAGTCTCTTCTTTGACAGGTGATCTTTTACCATTACTAAAAGAGTCAGACATCTTCTTTCTTGTTTCTGGAGAAAGTTTATACCCGCCCGGATTTACAACGTAAAGTCCACCAACTGCAACATTCCAACCAATCCTTTGTGCAGGTCTTAATTTGTTTTCAAGAGTGAAGGCATAATCTAGATCGCAGATAACAAGAGTTTCGCAGACCAAACCCTGCCTCCCATGCTTTCTGATGTAGTTGTGCAACCTTGATGTCTGAGAACGCCTTTTAGTGATAGCCTCTTGTAAGTGGCCACGAAATCTACTTTTAGCATTATTCTTCGTTACACCAACATAACCTTCTGTGAACACATCCGTATGCTCTGGT